AATAATTGAAAAAGATATAAATGATGTTGTTAATAGATTAAAGCGAAAAGTGAAGTCTGAAGAAAAAATTGAAAAGATTGATCTTAAAAATGTGACTAATGAAGGTGCGGAATATAAAAATAAGAATGATAAAAAAATAAATAATGAATTAGAAGAGTTGTGGTAATGGTGGTGATATATTGACGGAAAAGAAAAAAGAATTAACTCCATTAGAAATTGAATTAATCAAAAGTAGCAAACAGGTTCAAGAATACAAACTAGCTTGCGAAGCAAATATTGTAGCTATTTTATATGTAAATCCTGAATTATATTTTACATATGATAAATTAAATATTAAGAGTTTTAGCAATAATACTTGGAGGGTATATTTTGCTATTGGTTATGATATTGTTGTCAAAGAAGGTAAGAAATCATTAGATGATATTACTGTTGGATTATATCTTGAAAAACATCCTAAACTTAAACAAAAATATGATGAATATGGTGGTTATGACACCATTGACAAATCAAAAGAATATGTAAATATTGAAAATATCGGTGGTTATATTAATGAATTAAATAAGTGGAATGCAGTTTTACAGTTACTTGCAAGAAGATTCCCCGTCCATGATAAAATTAAGCAGTTTGTAGATATGAATGCAGAAAGCATATACGATTTATATGAAGCTCAATTAAACCATGTATTTGTTAATGTAGAAGGTGATGTGCAAAGTTATAATCTTTGTGAGGATATACATGAATTATTAGAAAAATTAGATAAGGGTGAAAATGTTGGAATGCCTTTATATAATTCTCCTATACTTAATAAAGAAATTGGTGGTAATTTAGAAGGTCATATTACTATGTTAGGTGCATTAAGTGGTGCAGGGAAAACAACATTAACAATAGAACTTCTTCTCCCTCAAATTCTTCATTATAATGAAAAAGTATGTATTATGATAAATGAAGAAGATGTTTCTAAATGGAGAAAAGAATTAATAATATGGGTTGCCAATAATATATTTAAAAAGGAATTGAAAAAGTATATTTTGCGTGATGGTGGTTTTAATGCAGAACAATGGGAATTATTAAAACAATGCGCTGATTGGATAGAAGAAAAAAAAGAAAATAGAAATATAACTATTATTCCCTTTCCTAAATATACGGCCAAATTAGCAATTAAAACTATAAAAAAATATTCATCTTTAGGATGCAAATGGTTTGTTTTAGATACTATGAAAGTATCTTCAGATGCTAAAAGTGATTTACAATGGCAAGAAATGACTAGAGACAGTGTAGAAATATATGACGCAATTAAACCAGCAGGTAGAAACGTTCATATATGGATTACGTATCAATTAGGGAAAGCAGCAACAACAAAAAGATATTATACTAATGATGCAATTGGAATTGCTAAAAATATTGTAGACGTTGCTTCAACTAATTTAATGATTAGAAAACCTTTTGATGATGAGTATGAAGATGAAAAAAATGAATTAAAATGTTATCGATTAGAAGGGAAGAATAAATTAACCAAAATACCTTTTAAACTTGATAAAAATAAGCATTATACAATTATATTTATTACTAAAAACAGATTTGGGTCAACTAATGAATTTCAGATAGTAGCAGAAAATGACTTAGCAAAAAATGTTTATAAAGAAATTGGAATTGTGAAAATACCGCTTGATTGGTGATAAAAGTAGGTGATATTTAAGTTGTGACAGCAATAGAACTTATCCAATACATAATTGATAATAATTTAATACAAAAAGTTCTTGATAATCTCGGTTGTCATGGACTTAAAGAATATTCGACTGAGTATCGTTGTGGTCTACCAGGACATAAAAATAAAACAAGTATATCAATAAAAAAAGATACTTTAAAAACAAAGATATATCAATCAGATAGTGGTGTTATTCGTGGTGATTTATTGACACTTGTAATGACTGTTAAAAATATTTCTTTTGTAGAAGCGAATAAATATTTACATAAATTATTAGGACTAAAGTATCAATATAAAAATACCAAGAATAAGAGTAAGAATAAACAAGAGGAAAAACAAGATCCATTAGAAATATTTAAAAAAATTAAACGCAAAAAAAAATCCGTAAATATCCACGATATTGAAATTTATGATAGTACCATTATAGAAGAATACGAACCTTGTCTTTATGTGGATTGGGTTAAGGAAGATGGGATAATGGAGTTTACAAGGAAAAGATTCAATATCGGTTATAGTTACAAGCATAAAAGGATAGTTGTCCCCGTTAGATATTGGGCGGGAGAAGAAGATGATTATATTGGTATCATTGGAAGAACTAGCATTCCCAATTATGATTTATTAGATATTCCAAAGTATTATCCTCTCAAACCTTATCCAAAGGGAATTAATTTATATGGACTCCAAGAAAATTATAGAAGTATACAAGAAAATAATTTAATAGTAATTATGGAGTCTGAAAAATCGGTGCTTAAAAGACATAGTAGATTAGACGAAACAGTAGTAGCGGTAGGTTCCCATAATTTAAGTGATGAACAAGTTAAAATATTAATAGGTGTTAATTGTGATCTTGTATTAGCTTATGATAAAGATATATCTTTAAAACACATTAGAAGTGAATGTGAGAGATTCTACGGAATTCGTAATATAAGTTATATATATGATAAGTACGATTTATTAAATGAAAAAGATTCACCAGCAGATGCACCAAATAAAATTTATAATTATTTATTAAAACATAGAGTTATTTATGATGAAAGAGAACATAAAGAATATTTAAAGGAGTTAAAGGAGTTAGAAGATGGCAAAAGTAAAAAATGAAATAATAGTATATAAAAATTATGCTGAAGTTGTATTAAGAAATAAAGACAAAGTAGAAACGGGTAGGGCATTAATAAATGTTGAAGATATAGATTTGATTAAAGATTTCAAATGGTATTTAAGTAAAGACGGATATGCGGTTTCTACAGATAAGAATAAAACACTCGGGACTTCATATATAACTATGCATGGGATAATAATGAATTGTATTAAAGGTTTTAAAATTACTCCAGATCACGACAATAAAAACAGATTAGATAATAGAAGAAATAATTTGAGATTATCAACTAGAAGTGAACAACAAATGAATCATAATAAAAATATAAAAAACACATCAGGAATTATAGGAGTAAATTGGGATAAATTTTATTCTAGATGGTTAGTTAGAATAAGTATTAATAAGAAGAGTAAAAATATTGGTTATTTTGATGATTTGCAAGATGCAATTATAACAAGATTAAAAGCAGAAAAAGAATTTTATAAAGAATTTGCACCACAGAAGCATTTGTTTGAACAATATGGAATAAAATAATAATATAAATATAAGGAGATATGAATGAGAAAAAGCAATGAAGAGTTAGAATTAATAAAAAAAGAATTTAATTGCAATAGACTTTGGAGTTGGTCGAGACTCAACACATATATAAATGATTCTTATGAATATATGTTGCATTATATATTACATATACCAGAAGATAGAAATGATAGTATTTATGCAATATCTGGTAATCATGCTCATGATTCAATGGAGAAATTCTATCGTAATGAATTAAATAATCAACAAATGTTAGAAGAATATGAAGATAAATTATTTGAATTTAATACTATGGGGCTGCTCTATGATAGGTCCGATAAAGATAAAAATGAAAAAATAGCAAAAAAATATGAAGAATGTATGAGACATTTCTTTTTAAATCATAAAAGAATTACGGATAAACCAATTATTGAACCATTTATATTAATTAAAATAGGAAATCAATATTTTAATGGATATATAGATTTTCTAAATGTAGAAATTAGAGAAGGGAAAAAGAAAATAGTAATTACCGATTGGAAAACTAGTTCTATATATAAAGGAGAAAAATTATTAAAAGAATCTGGACAATTATTATTATACGGAGAAGGTATACATCAAAAAACTAATATGCCATATGAAGATATTATTCTTAGATTTAATTTTATGAAATATGTTAATGTTACATACACACAAAAAAAAGGTGATAAAAAGATTAGGCAAATTGAACGAAATGCTATTGGCGAAAAACTTCAATCTAATACTAAAACATGGTTAAAACATTTTGGTTATTCAGAAGATGAAATAGAGAGTTATTTACAAGAAATGATTGATACAAATAGCATTGAATGTTTACCACCAGAAATTCAAAATACATTTGAAATTGACGATTGCTATATTGAAGTAGAAATTAATGAAGAAATCATTGAACAACATAAAAACAATATTATAAAAGTGATAGAAGAAATAATTGAAAAAGAAGAAGAATTTAAGCTAACAAAAGATAGAGATTTGTTTTGGAAAGATGTTACTAGAGAAAGTAGTTATTTTCATGCTAATCTTTCAGGTTTCTCATCGTTATTACATCTTCCCTACAAAAGATATTTAGAAGAATTAGATTTACAAAATGGTATCAAAGTTATTGAAGATAAATCAATAGCACAAGATTTTGGTTGGTTAGATGATATTTTATAGGAGGAAATTATGAAAAAATATGTAGTTTACCATTTACACGATGATACAAGTAACTGTAATGGTTATGCAGATTCTTGCACTTCATATAAAGAATATATAAAACTTGCTAAAAAACAAGGGATGTCTGCAATTGCTTTTTCAAATCATGGCGGTTTGTATGACTGGGTTAAAAAGAAGCAAGATTGTGATAAGGCGGGAATAAAATATATTCATGGTATTGAATTATATTTGTGTACTAAATTAGAAGCAGATGAAAGAGGATATCATATAGGATTATATGCTAAAAATTTTGAAGGAATAAAAGAATTAAATAAATTATTTTCAATTTCAACTTCAAAAGGTAAAGAAAGAATAAAAGATGATGGAGAAAAGGATAAGACAGATAGACATTTTTATTATAATCCAAGAATCTCTATGGAAGAATTAATGAATACAAGTGAAAATATCATCATTACAACTGCTTGTTTAGCAAGTATATTATGGCAATGCAAATATACAAAAAAGAAAGAAAACTTATCTGAAGAAGAAATATATATTGAAAATGATAATTGGTTAAAAAATAGAAATTCATTATTAGAATGGATGTCTAAAAACAACAATAGATGCTTTTTGGAAATACAATACCATGATGCAGATAATCAAAAAGAATTTAACCAATTATTATATGAATGGAGTAAACAATATAATATACCTTTGATTGCTGGCACAGACACACATTCTTCTTCTCATTATAAAGCAGAGTGCAGAAAAATACTGAAAATATCTAAAGATAGTTTTTATGGTGAAGAAGATGAATTTGATTTAACTTGGAAAACATATGATGAATTAGTTGAATGTTTTAAAAAGCAAAATGCTTTACCAGAAGAAGTTTATATGGATGCAATATCTAATACTAACAAACTCGCTGATATGGTGGAAGATTTTAAGTTAGATAAATCTTTTAAATATCCTAATTTATATGGGGAAAATGCCTTAAAAATATGGAAGGATACCATAGTACAAAAAACTAAGGATAAAGCAAAAAATAATATAATTGATTGCTCAAAGATGAATGAATATAAGCAAAAAATAAAAGAAGAATTCGATGCTATGAAAAAACAGGGTATGGAAAGTTTTATGATGTTTATGTCTGAACTAGTTGATTATTGCAATCAAAATGATATACCATATGGTTTTTGTAGAGGGTCGGTAGGCGGTAGTGAAATTGCATATTTAACTGATATTACCGATGTTGATCCTATAAGATGGAATACTGTTTTTTCAAGATTTTGTAATGCAGATAGAATAAGTCTCGCGGATATTGATATAGATTTTTCGCCCGAAGATAGGGAGAAAGTTTATGAATTTATTATTAATAGATTTACTCCTGAAAAAACAGCATTTATTGCAGCCTTTTCCACACTAAGAGATAGAGGAACAATTGATGATTTGGCAAAAGGTTTGAATTATCATGATTTAGATTTAGTAATGGATATTAAAAATCAATTTGATAAATTATTTGATGAATATTCTAAAATTATTCAAGAAGAGGTTAACCTTGAAGAATTAGATGAAGTAGAAGCAAAATCAGTAGACTTTGATTATCATAATATTTATTGTCAAAAAATCAGAAATAATAAAGCCTTAACAAGGAGTAATAATTTAAAGAAAGAATTTGAAAAATTAAAAGATGATAATAAAGATTTGTTTTATTATTTTGATGGATTAAAAGGTACTATTATTGCTAAAGGTAATCATCCAGCAGGAATAATAGGTTCCCCAATCACTTTAGCAGATAATTTAGGTGTGTTTTATAAAGATGGTGACGAATCTAAACCAGTTTCGGTATGTGCTATGAAAGCGGTTGATTCATTAAATTATGTTAAATTTGATATTCTTGGTTTAAAAACAGTAGGTATAATGAAAGATATTTATAAATATATAGATTCACACTATCTTAAAGCACATGAAATTAATTGGAATGATCAAAAGGTTTGGGATAATATGATTAATTCAAATGTTGGGGTTTTTCAGTTTGAAGGTGATTATGCTTTTTCATTACTTAAACAATTCGAACCAAAGCAAATTAATGATATGTCATTAGCAAACGCATCACTTCGTCCATCTGGTAAGTCATATAGAAACAGATTGATTGCCAAAGAGTTTAATAATAATCCTTCAGAACAAATTGATAATTTACTGAAAGATAACTATGGATATTTAGTATATCAAGAAGATACCATTAAATTTCTTACGGATATATGTGGTTTTAATGGTTCTCTTGCTGATACTACTAGAAGAGCAATAGGCAAGAAAGATATAAAATTATTAAACGAACAATTACCTAAAATATTAGAAGGGTATTGTAATAAATCAACAAAACCAAGAGAAATTGCTGAAGAAGAAGCAAAACAATTTTTACAAATTATTGATGATTCCAGTGAATATCAATTTGGATATAATCATTCCACAGGTTATTCAATGAATGGATATGCCGAAACAAGATTAAGAACATACTACCCATTAGAATTCACTACTGCTTATTTAAATAGAGCAGAAGATACTAAAGATACCATAAATGGAGTTAATTTAGCAAAACAATTAGGAATTAATATTAAACCTATTAGATTTGGGAAATCACAAGCTTTATATTCTTTTGATAAACAAGAAAATACTATTTATAAAGGTATTTCTTCAATAAAATATCTTAGTACACAAATAGCAGATGAGTTATATCAATTAGCACAAGAAAATAAATACACAAATTTTATAGACATTATTAAAGATATTAAAGAAAAAACTTCTACAGATGCGAGACAATGTAAAATACTTACAGGTTTGAACTTCTTTAGTCAATTTGGTAAGAATAAAAAGTTACTAGAACTATTAGATTTATATGAAACTATCGGCAATTCCAAACAAATTAATAAAGATAAAGCAGAAAAATTAGGATTAAATATAGATGTATTGTTAAAACATACACAAAAGATTACAGATAAATTATATAAAGATATTGATATTATTTCATATATAAAAGAAGTATCAGAATTAATAGAAGACAAACC